GTAATCAAGGGCGAAGTCTGTTGCTTGCCAAGCTGCAAGGAAAGCAATTGCAGCTAAAGAAAATTGTTTGTGGTTAAAGGATTGAAGCAAGTTCATCTTTTGTTAATCCTGCTATTTCTGCTAACTTCTTGATAGCAGACTCTCTGGCTTCTTGCTTGGCTTTATACTCGGCTTCAAGTAGTAATGCTTCTTGAGCGCGTGCATCTCTGTCAGCAATAAAGGCTTCTTTGTCAGCACCTTTAAGTTCAATTACTTGGTCATCTATACCAATCATAATTTTTTCAGTTGCCATTGTCATAACTCCTAAGCGTTGTAACCATAAATTGAAGCAGTACCAGAAATATTTGAGGAATCTGGAAATATTTGAAAATCAGTAAAACTTGTTGTGTTAGTAAAAGCACCACTACCAATATGCATACGATTGTTGTATCCGTCATAACCAAAGTAATTAAACTCAGTTCTTACAGCAGTATTAGGTTGAAAAATGTCAATCAAAATACTAGATGGGTCTGAGGCAGCGTATGTAAGGAAAATAGAAGTTTGAGAGTTGCCACTTGCTGCACCACTTGTTCCACCAGTTGTCATAGTAAAACCACCATAAAAATAACTTGATGCTGAATTAGGTGTGCCACTCGTTCCAAATCTTCCTCTAATAACTTGATTAGCACCTGTTAAATTTGTTAATAAAATTTTGTAGTTTGTATAAGAACTTGAAAAAATAGAAGTAAAGTTTTGACTGGCTACTCCACTAAAACTAGTTGTATTCAGTAAAACCATCCCGGCCTTTTTAGTACCAAGGGCTGTGTTCATTGAGGTATCTATAGCATTACCAAGCGTACGAATGGCTAATGCGCCATCTTTAACTAAATCTGTGTTGTCTGGGATATTCCACCCATAAGCTGAGGTTGTTGACATAGTTCCTAGTTTATCCTTTTCTTAAATAACGTCAAGCCACGTAGTTGTATTATCTAGGTTTTGCCATTGGATAACAGCGTTGTAGTCTTCCCATTGTACATCAAGTGTGGAATAGATTGAGTTAGAAACAGACATTGTAAGTTCAAGGTTTTTGCGCCCTAATGTCCAAGTCCAACCCTCTACAAAGCCTTCAAAGTATCCTTCAGGTATTAGCCCTACTGGAATATTGTCTAAGTAAAGCAAACTGTCCATAGTTACAGCTAGTAAATCGTCTCTAACTGTATTAGTCATATCTGAATGAGCCAGGTTAACCGACACGGCCTCAAGTGAGGTTTTAGGTGTTCCTCTGTAGTTAACAAAGTTTGTAGCTTGTTCTGTGGCATCTACTGTTTGAGCAAGAATGGTAGACCTGATTTCTTCAAGCAAACCATAGTTATTTATTGACGTGTCATTTTGTGCTACAACTTCAAGTACTGGGTCGTCATATTGGATAACTACGCTATTAACAATATCTGCTGTTTGTAGCCTTGTTTGTATGTCAGCGTTTACAAGGTTTGCGTCAAGTTCAATTAAGTTAGTTGCATAGTTGGCACTTCGTCTTTCAGCGTCGGCATAACCAATTTCAAAATCTGGGGTATCGTACAAATAGCCTAAACCTGATTGTTGAGTTGTGTCTGTTAGTTCGTAAGCCTGTTCAATTGCAGCAGGTCTAGCAAGTACTTCATAACGTCCAGCGTCAATTGTATCTATGCCTTGAACACCATAATTATCCCAAGTCTCAGTAGTAAAATCATTCCAAGTCAAAGTATTGCTTAAATCTTCCCAAGCAACAAATAATGTTTCTTCAAGGATACGTTGAATACGTGCGCCGTCTAATTCTTCAGGATAAGCAACAGCACCAGCGTAACGCTTAACAAGTAAACCAAGAGCACCAATTGCTTGTATTTGTAATGTGTTAGGTTTACCACCTAAACCAGCGCCCTCAAATCTGTTATAAACACCTGACACTTCACCTGTAAACAACTTGACATAAGTACCTGCTGAGTTTTGCACTTCAATAACAACTGTGTCTAACAATTCAACTACTGGGCTTGTGCCATCAAGGTTTAATAATTCAAGATTACAATAACTAGGCTGAGTTGCTTCAAAGAAATCGTTACGTCCATAAGTAATTGTTGCGTCTTGCAAAATTGTAGAAGTTTGAACCGTTCCAGCAATAGTAACTCTGTAGGTCGGTGTAAATACTGTCATCTTTACCTACCTGGAATAAATGGTTTAATACCTGTAGTTTTTGTAGCTGTTGTTTGTACTTTAACTATGGCTCTAGCTGTAGCTTGTGGGTCTACTGCGCCTTTAATGTTGTAGTTATTTACTGTCGTTGTTTGGCCTTTAATAACACCTGGTACTTGACCTGCTGCGCCGGCCAAAGGTGCAAGTTGTCCAATAGGGTTAATTAGTAATTTACCAAAATCAGGCAAACGATTATAAAGTTCTATAGCCTTTTCTAAACCGGCAATAACACTTGTAATAACTTCTAATAATTTTTTGAACCCCTCGCCCTCAGCTGCGCCTGTAACTTTATCAAGCATTTCAGTAATTTTTCCTGTAGTAATTCTAATTTGTTCGCCAAGTAAGTATGCTGCTCCTTGGACGTTATCCATATCATCACGAAATTCAACTGAACCTGTTCCAACGTCATAAAATGCTTTTCTTAGTGAACCTTTACCTGCACCTGTTAAACCATCTACAAGTCCTTGTAAAGCAGGTACAAGATTTCTTGTAGCAAAATCTGCAAATCTTTCTAACAATGGTAATAATGCTGTACCTAATTGTTCTTTGGCTTCATCTATAGCAATTCTGATTCTTTTCATACGACCCTCAAAAGTTTCAGCTGCTGCATCTGCTTGCCCTGCAAAAGTATCACTTAAAGATTTAACGGCTGCATCAAAATCTTTTGATTTAATAATGTTTTCATCAAGAGGAACACCAATACGTTTTAATGCGCCCAAATTTCCATCCAGCCCCTTACTTAAGGCTTCGGTAACTGTGGCTAAATCTTTTCCAGTTCCTGCAGATATATCAAGTGCAAGTTGTTGTAATGCTTGTGCTTTTGTAACATCTTTAGTTGACCTAACGAGTCTGTCAAGTGATGGACGTAATTCGTCATCTGTAACACCTGTAGCACGAGCTGTTTTATCTATGTATTCTTCTACACCTTTAATTTGGTCTTTAGTTGCCTTAGTTGTATTTTCTAAAGTTTTGGCTAATGTTACTTGTGCTTTTTGGTCTGCGATAGCAGCTTGGACAGCGTCAATACCAATCTTGATAGCCATAGCGCCAGCAGCAGCACCAACAGCAAGAAACGCTGCAGCACCTTTCTGTAAAGCGTCATCTAATTTATTGCTAAAAGTTTTTGTTTCTTTATCAGCTTTATCAAGGCCGTCAATAAAGTTTTTAGTGTCAGCAAGAAGCGCAAGTTTAAGTGTCCTAATGTCAGCCATTATAAACTTGCCATCCAAGCATCTCTAATTCTTTCATAACCTTTAAGCCATTCCTGAGCGATTGTAGGTTGAAATCTTGACATAGCACGATACAACCACCAACCCTCTTTACCACCCTTGCCAGAGCGTCTAGGGAATTGTTTGTATTGCTTTGACCCGAATTCATTACCCATTATCACATAACCAGCACTAAAAGCACTAGAGCCAACTTTACGATTACCACCAATACTAAAACTTGGTGCTTTATCAGACTTAGATATTTTAATCGAATCAGCAACGGCTTGTGCTTGTTTAACATTATAAGGCGCATTATTAGCTGCACCTTTAGCATAATTAGCACCTCTTTCTGCTAATGCGCTAGCAATTTGTTTCATATCATTTTTAGCGATATCGTCCATTTTGCTAAACGCACGTAATAAACCACGATAGTCTTTATCAACTTTTACTAGCTGTACTGTCTTAGCCATTAGCTCGCTCGTTCAATATGTCTATAGCTGTTGCCCAAATTTCGGGTTCTGCATTGAGCCAATAGTCGGGTGTTATCCCAGTTGCTATTGCTAATTCTATTGCTGTTCGCCCAAGACTTCGGGCTTGGTAAAATTTGCTGTCTCAAAATCAGAAGCTGCAATATCGGTAACTTTACTTTTCCAGGTCTCAAAGTTTTCGACTTTTTTGGTGATACGTTGCTGAATTTTGTGAGCCAAAAATAAAAGAAGCGTGTTGCTTGGTGTACTTTCTTCAATAAGTATTTTAACAATTGATTTACCTGAATATAGTTCTTTTTCTGCAAGTGAAAGTTCGATTGGTCTTGTCCATTCTTCAAACTTTTCACCTGTTTCTAATTCCCACGTTAATTTAAGTTTAAGCATTTGTGTGCCCCTGTTCTTTAGTTGTTGTTATGCAGTTAGGTCTTCTGTTGGTATGCCGACAACTTGTAGAGATACTGAACAAGTTTGTGCGTCTGCACCTGAAGCAGAAACTCCTGGGTATTGTGGTAATACGTTACCAGTTAAAGTCACACCTGTTTTTAATGTCAAAACAAATGCAAGTACTGTGTCTGGTGCTGACTCTGTTGCATCCCATAATGCTTTGTACAAGCTGTCTGGAGATGTTCCTGCGTCGTTCAAGAAGTTAATATCAAGAGTGACGTTTGAATCAATGTATTTGTAGGCTTTGCCTGCAAGAGTGTCAAAAGTTAAACGTTCGGTATCAAAGTTGATAGCAGAATCTAAAATTTGCTCACTATAGTTTTTTGTAGCAATAGTCAAAGTTAATTGACGACCACTTAAAATAGTTGTTGCCATTTCTTACCTTTCCTAGCCTGTGTAGGCTGTTTGTAGTTGTATTTCAGCACTTAGTAAATCTGTACTATTAGTGCTTCTAATTCTTGGGCTACTTACAGACAAGATTATCCAATTTGTCGGTATAAGTCCAAGGATTGTTTCTATATCATCTTCCAAGTTTGTTAGCGCGCTTGGGTTTGAATACGTTGTGCTAACGACTTCTAGTGTTAGACGTACGTACCAATTCTTTGAATTTCCTATAACTATTGGTTCTAGGTATGGGTCACTAGCTAAAATAAGAGCTGCTGGTGGAATAATAATATCTGGTACGTGGTCATAAGCAGAATATTTTGTGTTATCTGTTATTGCTGTTTTAAGACCTGCACGTAGCGTACTTAAAGGCATAGTTAACCTACTTGACTATTAGAGTCAATATATTTACTTATTAAACCTGTAACTTTGTATAAAAGGGTTCTGCCCATTCTGTAAGGGGCTGGGGTGTAATCAAGGGCTTGTTGTGTTCCACCTGCAGCTAGTCTTGATTGGAATACGTCTACAGCGATTTGTAGCACAGCTTCTTCTATAGCTGCTACGCCGTTGTATTGTGAAAGGTCATTTGCTGCAGCAATTCCGTTAGGTATTGTGTTATTAAAATCGTCGTGTGGTGTAGCTGCTGTTACTGCAATTTTGTAAGTGTATGGGTCTACTATTACTGTTACGGCTTTATTGCCGTTAATTTTTGCTTCTACGCCTGAATGAGCGATAGATTGACCTACATAAAATTGGTGTGGTCTTGTTGTGTGAATTATTGCAATTGAGGCTGTTTCGTATTTGTGTTTATCTATTCCGACTTTCCATTGAATAAGAAAATCACCAATAGCATCTTCTGAAGTATCTATAATTGCGTTTAATGCTGTGTCATCGTAAAGAGTATTTGGAACGCCAAGTACAGCTCTTAATTGTGCTGCTGTTACTAATACTGGCATTTTATTTCCTCTCGTTTAGGGTGTGGGTGGCACAGGGGCGAACCACCCACACGTTTAGTTGTTTAAGGTTATGCAACCATAAACTTGTATGAACCAGCGCCAATTTTTGTGGCAATTGCTCCATAGCCGTAGTAATTTACGTCGATTTGGCCTGTGCTAATTACGTTGGTGCGTAAGCTCAAACGTGGGCTTTCGTACCAGGTGTAAGCATCTGGGTTAATTACGTACATTGAACCATCGGTAATTGTTGAGCTTCCAACGTTGCGTGATACGTATAGGTCTAGTCCTGCTACGTTTCCACGTAATGATTGTGGGCTTACTGAACCACCAGCGTTGCTTGGGTTTGCTGCTGTGTAGATAGGACGGCCTGCGTCGTTGAGACCCATAATTGCGCCCCAGGCTGCAGGTGAAACTAATAGGTTACGAGCAAATCCTAAAGAGTTGCTATAAACAGAAGTTGCGCCATCTGCAACGAAGTCTAGAAGACCAGCTGCATCAAGTGTTCTGTTTCCACCATCTGTTCCACCATCAAACAGAGCTTGTACTACTGCTGTATCTGTTGCTTTAGCATAAGCAAATTCCATTTGGCGAACTAATTCGTCAAAAAATGCTGGTGAAGAACGGTCTAACAATTCAACTGAGAATGTTTGTTGTCCTGCAAATTTACGAACGTTTACAGTAACAAAAGATGCTGCTGTATCTGTTTCGGAAATTGCTGCTTCTTCAGCTGCAATAGCAACAGTTGGAGCTGTTGTAATCTTAGGAATTTCAAAGGACATTCCAGCTGGTGGCAAAGTCGCACGAGAAATAGAATCTATTGCTCCTCTTTCGCCGTTAGCAATTCCGTTGATAACTTCGGTTGATTGTGGGGTTGGGATAAATGCTGCGTTGTTGGAAGTTGTGTCAGCTGCCATTACATATTGACGGCTATCTTCGTTTCCAAGTGCTGCACGAATGTTGTGTTCTAAGTAAGAAGCTTTTGAGTTGATTGGGCTTCTTGGTGCTGTGAAGATTGCAGGACGCACGTTGCGTTCTTGGGCTTCAACAGCTGGGGTTGCTACAACTTCTGCTGCAACTTCCTCTACTACTTCTGGGGTAACTTCGTTTGACACGAGTTCCTCGCTTTCTGTTGGTTGTGAAATATCTGCGCTTGCAGCTACTTCGGTTATTTGGGCATATTCGCCAAATGCTGGAAATGTGACGTGTGAAACTTCTCTAAGAGTTGCTTCGTTAACAATTACTTGTTCACCTTTGGTAACATAATCGTCAATCATTGCGCCTACGCTAAATCCAGTTCTTAAACCCTCTTGTGCTTCGGCTAATGCGTCGTCTCCTGCGTTTGTTCTGGCGATTTTGAATGTTCCGACAATTCCTTTGTCGTCTTCTTCATATCTTGATAATTTACCTATTGGTCTAGTCATATCGTGTTCGGTGAAAAGTTTTATACCCTCACCAATCTTTAATGAGCCTTGTTGAAAAACAACATCACCCATATTGGTATGTCCTACCTGACCAAAAGGAACAATAACGCCTGTTAATTCACGTTTTGATGAATTAGCTGCGATAATGTCGGTTGAGAATTTAATAAAGTTATTCATTTATCAAATCTTCCCTTTCTCTTGCTTCCTCTACTGTC